TCTACCAGCGTGAACTCTTCCCCTACTTCTAGAGTATCCTGCCCTTTCCCCCAATCTAAATCCAAGTTTTGAAAGGTCAAGTTTAGATTGTGGTGCTGGAGTAGGTGGTGTTTTTGCTACTGGTGCTCTTAATTCTCCTAATGGAGCATTCTTTGCCTGATACATTATTGAAATTTCTTTCTGAGAATACTTGGAATATTTCGACCAAGCACCAGGTCCTTGAGTTTTTAACAATCCAATTGCAAGCAAATCTTGATTATTCTGATCAAACCTATCACTATCTTTTAAACCAGCGGATCTTTGTGCTGTTGGAAGAGAACCTGGAACAATTTGATATCTTCCTGCAGCCCATAAAGTTTTTTTATTATTTTGATAATCTTTAACTTCACCAATAGTCATATCAGTAAGATTTTTCCCAAGCCATTTTTTAGAACCACCAGGTCTATCGCCTGCTGTACCATTATTCATAGCATTATAATCACCACCACTTTCCGGTCCTGCTATAATATCAAGTGCTTGCTTATGAATTGGATTTAGTTGTCCAGACTCGCCTGGAACTCTAGTTTCTGGATATGCACCTTCGTCTTGAGAAGGAGTTCCTAAAGGAGTAGTAAGATATGGTGCTGTTATAAGTTTAAATCCTTCTTCGATTTGAGAACCCATATCTCCAAGAGTTAATGCTAAATCACCAAATGCCGTCTCAAGACGATTTGAAGAATCTGTAAAGTCTAAACTAGTTACATTCTTCCAAACAGCATCCAAAACAGTTCCAAATCCAGTAAATAATTTTATAGTATTTGATAAAAATCCAGAGATAATTTGTCCAGTTTTAGTAAGTCTTGATATAAATTCTCTACCTAACTGTATCCAGGTTGGTAAATTTGAAAGTATCCATCCTGCTCCAAGATACCCAACAAATCCCAAAATTCTTTGAAGGAATGATCCACCAACCGATTGAATCATTCTAAATGGACCACCAGGTCTAACCGATAAGTTAGATGCTTCTAACTGACTTTCTTGGTCTGCTCTTCTCTCACTCTCAACTCTTCTATATCTTAAAATATTTTTAGTTGCAAAAGACTCTCTTTTTACTTTTGTCCTATTAATAAGAATATTGGATATATTTTTTACCGATTGATTAGCACCAGAAAGTTCTTTTCTGGTTAAGAAAACTGAAGATGAAACTCTTTCTAGGTTTAGTGGCGATTTTACTACCATCTTATGTTACCACATTATAGCACATTTGAGAATATAATGTATAAAAATTATCCGAATTTGCTGATGGGATTAAAGGAATATCAGTAAGAGGTCCAGATGTAGCAGTTCCTCTTCCAGATTGATTACCAGAACTTGTCGATGCTACCACAACTGTTGGTTGTGGTTCTGGTAATGTTCCAATATTGAAAGATTGTCTTTGTGAAGTTTGAACTTGTGCTGGAGAAGATGCTGTGCTAGGTGTGGGTGGATTACTTGTCGATTGGTTACCCAAATCAGAAAATGGTTTTAATGAATCTTGAAGATTCATATCAAATATTGGTGGTGCCGAAGGTTCTGCAACTTTTGGTAGTTTTGGACTTAGTGCAGATGTTTGTGGTTTCACCTCGGGCATTTTTACTTTACCTTCCATTCCAGACAAACCATATGCAGCCCTTCCTGCGATAGCTGCCCACCCAAGTGGTCCGGGAAGAGCTCCAGCAGCACTTAGTCCAGCCGCAAAATAATCACCTTTTTTATAATCCAGATATGATGCCGTTGCAGCAAGAGGAATATTTATGAAAGGCATTACCTTACCGACACTTTTAAATATCCCCCTCCCAAAACCACCAAGACCTTTTAATGACTGCGTAAAGAAATTAGCACCTCTTTCAGATAAGACTTTTCCACCAGTTCCAGTAATCGGAACTTTTGTTGATGGAACTGCAGAAGGAGGGGAAACATTTCTTCTTCCTGCTATCTTTGCTGCTAATACTGCACCACCAGCAGCAGCAAGTTTAAATGGAGCCTTAATTAAAGAAAATGTTAATTTAGAAATTCTTGCAGTAATTCCAGTAACCGTTCTTAGAATTAGTCCAAATCCACCATTAATCAGGAATAAACCTCCAGCAGCGATTGCTAGGTTTTTAATAACTGCATTTTTAATTTCTTCTAACTTCTTACCATTTCCTTCAGTAAATGCTTTAAGAGTTTCTATTCCTTGATTTGTTAACCACCCAACAAATAGAATTTTAATAGCATTAAACACTCCACCAAAAGTATCACTTATTTTCTCTTGTAACTTTGCAATTGGTACTGCTAATGCTGAAGTAATCTTTTGCTCTAAAAGATTTTCTCTACCCGACCTAATTTGTCTCTCAGCATTTCTTCTTTCAGTTTCTTGTTCAGTTCTAATCTGAGTTTGTTCTACTACACTATCCGCTTGTATAAGTCTGGAAATAGTGGCTAACCCAGCAGTTAATCCAGCGACTTCTATACGAAGATTATTAATTTGATTTTGAAGAGATGTAATGCTTTCTTGCGTGTTTACTTGCTGTTGGACAACAAGAGTACCATCATCTTTTTTTACTTGCTGTTGAGCAACAAGAACACTCTCATCTCTTTTTACTAATGCTCCACCACGAGCAAATACTTTTGATGGAACAATCGTTCTTCTAAAAAGTGCCTTCCGAACCTCCGAAGACAATGGAGATCCTGTTACAGGGTCAACCCCGCTCTGGGCAATTGCTACAGGATCCATTTCAGCCATTAGCACTATTCTTCAGATTTTCTTCTTCAATGTATTGTTGGAGTAACCCAACATAGATTTCCCGTTCCCAGGGAATCATATTCTCTAACTCTGTCAAAGAGTATTTATGATGCTGAACAAGAGCAAAATTAGTCTTATAGTATGACGCAAGATCTTCGTGCGCCATCGCTAGGCGAAAAAAGATGTTAATCCCTCCAGAATAACTTCACTTTCAACTCCAGTATTTGGATTTTTAATTTTGAGTGTATGAGAAAGTTTGGGCATAGTCTCAAAGAATCTTTCGATATCTTTAAATTGCTTCGAACTCAGCTGCTCAAGAAATTCATTCATTTCCTTTTTCGTCACATCAGCTGCCGTCCAAGATTCTTCTTCACTATAAATTTGTTCAATACAAGAAGAAATCATATCAAAAGTATCATCAACACTTACATCCATTTCATTAGCAAAGTTATTTTTAATAAACTCTTGCATCGATGGATACTTCATTCTCATAGTTAGAGAATCATCCAATTTAATATCACGAGAATGTTCTTTACTTACCTGAACTTGAATATCGTCCAAATTTATAGAAGCCGGGACTTGTGTTGTCCCATCATCTGGACAAGTAATTAAAACATCCACATCTTCACCAACAGACTTTCCACGAATATTGAGGAAAAGATATTCGATATCAAAAGTTGCTAGTTGATCGATTTTAATTCCTTTAGTGAGAACACAATTACCAATTACTGTCTTAACTGCTTCAGCAATTTGCTTTGGATCTTCACTCTCCATAGCAATAATCAGAATTTTTTCTTCTTTAACTAAAAATGGTCTGTATTTTATTTTCTTTTTTAATGAAGGAATTTCCAACTCATATGTCGGCGTTGCAATTGTAGGTAAAGGCATAATGACCTATAGATTTCAGTAAAATTATTTAGTTGATTATCGGTTGCCCAGAACCATTAAAAAATCTTCTATTCACTTCAGCACTAGTTCTTGTATCAATACTTGAATCATAAAAAACAACACCACTTTGACCACGAACTGGTACTAAAGTTCTTTGAGTAGTTGTTGGTTCGGTTGGTTCCTTATTATTAGAATTTCCCAGATATTGATTAATACTCAAAGATTTACCAGCAATGTAGCGATCGTATTGAAATGTTGCAGACATTTTTAAGGTATCAGAAGCAACATAACTTACTGGAATTGAACTAATAGTTGATGGAAATAGTCCAATAAAATTATATTCAATTTCTTGTTTGTAGTCTCTATCAAATTTAATAATTCTAGTTGCATTTGACTTATAGTATGCTGGATATTGCATCCTAGAAAAGTAACCTTGATTATTCTGACTGATTGAAGAATTTTCTCCATCTAATCCTTGTTGGTTGAAAGATCCACTTGCAATAAACTCCATCCAACTCTCAATAAATTTTAGAGATTTATAATTTTTATCAATATAAAAATCTAAAGTAATTGTATCGTATAATCTTGTATGGGCAAATTTTTCCTGCACGCCCATAAAATTTCCAGATATAGTGTTAGTTGCAAGATTTGATGTTGGCAAAATTGCAGAATAACATAACAATCCAGCATCACCTACAACAAATCTAGATGTAACTCCTCTCTTACGAAGATAATCTTTTAATTGATCTGGTAATCCACCAAACTGAACTTCATAGTGCGAAGATTGGGCAAGATTTGTTAATAGTGGTTTTATATCAGATATTCTGCGATTAATAGCCACTCTAAATACCTTATACGAGTCTTATATTATAAGTATTTAGATGTCCTATAAAGGAAAATATCAACCATCATATCCAGAAAAGTATAATGGAGATCCCACCAATATCATTTATCGATCTCTGTGGGAAAGAAAGTTTTGTGTTTATTGTGACTTAAATGAAAAAATTATATCTTGGGAATCTGAAGAAAAATGCATTCCATATCGCTCCCCTGTTGATGGTAAGATTCATAGATATTTCCCAGACTTTCTCATAAAAGTCAAAGAATCTGATGGTTCAATTAAAAAATATATGATCGAAATCAAACCTAAAAAGCAAACTGTTCCACCACCAAAACCTCAAAGGCAAACAAAGAATTATATTCGTGAGGTTTATGAGTATGCTAAAAATCAATCAAAGTGGGAAGCAGCGAAAGAATGGTGTGCTGATCGTGGTTATGAGTTTAAAGTTATTACCGAAAAAGAACTTTTTTAAATAATGCCTAGAAAAACGCTTCAAGAAAGAAAAATAAATCGAATTGCTCCTCTTGTTAAAAAATTAATTGGAACAGAAAGTTCTGACGACTTAATGCTTGAGTTAATGGATATTTTGCCAGAAACTAAAGAATCTCCAAAAGTCGGTAGATTTTACATCTTTGTTTATAATGCTAAAACTTCAGGTATAAGATATGATCAAAATCCTCTAGTTGCCGTGACTGAGGTATTTAAGTGGGGATTTAAAGGTATTAACTTTCACTGGGGAGAATCCAGACAATACACTTGGGATGAAGTTGCTGGAGGAATGTATGAAGTTTATGATACAGAGCTTGAAGATTTAAGAAGACTGCCTTTTAGCAACATTAGAACTAAATAATTAGAAAAAGATAATGGCAGATCCATTTACAAACCCACAATTTGGAGTTGATAGTTCTGGAAACTTAACTGCATTTTCTCAAAATCAATCTACACAAACAAAGTCGGTTACATTAAGATATCCTTATAAAAAGATTGAGGCATCTGACGATTATCTTAAAATTGATGTTATTAAATATACTCCTCCAGGTCTTGGAACTCAAGAGGGTTCTTTTGCGTTGAATACTTCTGATCAAACATATGAAGATCAATTAGGGTCTCCAAATAGTAAAAAAGATATTTTACGAACAATATTATTGCCGATACCAGAAAATATTCAAGATAATAATAGTGCCGCTTGGGGACAGAGTAGTTTTAATCCTTTAGAAGCATCTCTTAGATCTATGGGAGGTGATACTCTTAAATCTAAAGATTTTTTTAATTCTTTAGTTGGTAACCTTATATCCGAAGCTGGGAAAGTTGGTTCAGCAGCTCAAACTGCTTTAGGACAAAAAGCACTACAGACTGCCTTTGTTAGTTCTGCTATTAAAGCTGCGCTTGGTAAAGGTGGTAATCTTAATGAATCAATATCTAGATTTAATGGTGCAGTATTTAATGATAATGTAGAAATGATTTTTAATGGTGTAACTATAAGACCAGAATTTTCATTTACATTTGATATGGTTCCTAGAGACGAAAAAGAATCTAGAGAAATTAAAGAGATTATTAAGTCTTTTAAGCAATATAGTGCTGTAAAAAAAGGATTAGATAGCGGAAATGCTGAAGGGTTATTTCTCAAATCACCAGAAGTTTTCAGATTACAATATATGAGTGGGACAAAACCTCATCCTTACTTAAATAGATTTAAAATTTGTGCTCTTCGTGGAATGAGCGTAAATTACACTGGATCTGGAACTTATGCTACTTATTCTGATGGAACACCAGTTTATATGCAATTAACACTATCATTCCAAGAACTCACCCCAATTTACGCTGAAGATTACACAACTCAAGGCGGTCAATATGGAGTTGGATACTAATGTCTTACTTTAGAGAATTACCAAATCTAGAATACCAATCATTCTTATCAGATCGCAAAGCATCTGATGAGTATTTGACTGTTAAGAATCTATTTCGTCGTGTAAAACTTCGTGAAGACTTACAAAATGTCTTCACAATCTTTGATAAGTATCAGATTGTAGATGGTGCTCGTCCAGAAACAGTAGCAGAAGAAATTTATGGAAGTTCTCAATATGATTGGGTTGTTTTAGTCTCAGCGGGAATTACAAGAGTTAGGGACCAATGGCCACTTTCTGATAAGGATGTTTATGATTATGCAGAGTCAATCTATGGAACAAATTTAAATGCTGTTCATCATTATGAAACTACTGAAGTTAAAGATAGTAATGGTAGATTAATTCTTCCTGCAGGTAAAGTTGTTGATTCAACTTTTACTATTCCAAATCCAAGCAATCCACTAGCAACATTAAATCCAGTAACTGGTGTAAGCAACTATGAATATGAAGTTGCTAAGAATAATG